GCGCCTATGTCGAAGTGCTGCAAGGAAACCGTATGATTTCAAACTTCATGGCCGCTGCCGGACTCGGACTGACCGGAGTAGGCGTCCGCAAAACCGTGACGATAGACTACAAGCCCGGCGAAGAGGTGGACGCCGCCCGCGTGTCGAAGGCAATGGACTCGATGATTGAAGCATCAAACCGCGAACGCACGGACGTTAAGATTCTGAGCTACAAAGTGCTCGGAGTGACACTAATCCATCACGTCCAAGAAATGAACACGAAATGAACCCTAAACACACATTTGATTTCAAAATCTATAACGGTCGCTGCAAAGTTTACATCGACGGCTACGTCTCGTTTTGTTTCAACCAGATTGATTTTAAGGGCTACTACTCCTACAAAGACGACACGAGCCTTTACGGTATAGACATTTATCTGATGAACGAAAAGGGGGGAGCGACGACGATGGAGATTTACTTCAAGACCAAGGAGAATTGGTTGAGCGTGTTGAAACTGTTGGATGAAAATCTATGACCACCGCGATGAAGTTATTGAACGCGGCGGCGGCGGCACAAGAGGCGCTGAACCTCATCGAGGCCGCTATCGACGACGCGCGCGATCTGACGCCGGACGAGGCCCACGCTGTGGTGCGTTACGCCTCCGACCTCCACTGTCACGCCTTTGAACTGCAACGCATCGCGCTGCGCATCCCACCGCCAAAACGCGGATGACCGACACCGTCACAGACACCGAGCTCCTCGCCGTGGCACGCGCCACGTGGCGTCCCACGCCGCACCCGTTCCTGCCCTGGTTCACGGACGCCGAGCTCGTGGGCGCGCTGCGTCAGGTGGACGGCCCGGCCCGGGTGGCCGCGCTGTTCAAGGAGCGTGAGGAGCGCATTGCCCTGGCGGGCGAGGACGGAGACCCGCTGCGGTTCGGGTTCGAGCTCAAGAACTGGCCCGACGCAGACAGGTTGCTGGGAGACAACAAACTCCTCTACGTGGCCGGCGGCAAGCGCGCGAGCAAATCGGAGTGGGCCGCCAAGCGCGTCGTGCAGTCCGCCCTGGCCCACCCGCGGGGCATCATCTGGTGCTTGCAGGACAACGTGCGCACTAGCATCAGCACCCAGCAGAAACTCATCTGGAAGTTTTTGCCGCCAGAACTGAAACGACTCAACGGAAAAGAGGACCGGCGCAAAGTATTTAAAATCAGTTACACGCCCGCCAACGGTTTCGCCAACGGCATCATCGTGCTGCCGAGCCGCACCGAAATCCATTTTTTGACCTACAACCAGGACGTCAAAGAATTTCAGGGGTGGGAGATCGGCGCGAACCTCAACGACGCCTCCCCAGAGGTCGCCAACATAGGCGCGTGGGCGGACGAGAACCTGACACTGCCCTGGCTGGAGACGTTGGACTTCCGGAGCACCACCCGAAGCGCAAAAATCCTGTGGACGTTTTCCACCACAGAGGGCATCACCACCACCATCAAGGAGGTCCTCGGCACACCGCAGACGCTAGAGAGCCGGCCCTCGGAACTGTTACCGTCGCGCGTTAATATCCCCGGACTGCCCGTGGGCCACATGCCCTACATCCAGAGCTGCACCCGGCCCAAGACCGCGGCAATCTATTTTTATACCGAGTTCAACGTGTTCGGGGACAACTACGCCGGCGTCAAATCCCTGTGCCAAGGCCGCCCGAGCCACTACATCGAGGAGAACGCCTACGGCTACGCGCGCGACGTGATGAACAAGGCGTTCCCCATGTTCGGAGAATGGAACATCGTGGATCCAAAACACATCCCTCGCGCGGGCACGAACTACATGTTTACCGACCCCGCTGGCGCTCGGAACTGGGCCACGCTGTGGGTGCGCGTCACGCCCGGCGGCAAGGTCTGGATATACCGGGACTGGCCGGACGCGCAGACCTACGGCGAGTGGGCCGTGCCGGCGGATGACCCCTCGCAGCCGGACGGCAAGCCCGGCAGCGCGCAGCGCAGCCTAGGACTCGGAGTGGACCAGCTGAAACAGACCTGGCTATCCCTTGAGACGGCTGGCAAGGAGGACGTGTTCCAGCGATTCATAGACCCGCGCGCGGGCCGCAATCCGCACATGGAACTGCACGGCGGCACGTGCCTGGTGGACCAGTTCGCGGACGGCAAGCACCCCATGATCCTGACCCCGGCTAGCGGCGTGGACGTGGAGCGCGGGCTGAGCGTCGTCAACGATCTGCTCTGGTGGGACAACACCCAGCCGCTGGACATGGTCACCAACTCGCCCCGTCTATTCGTCAGCCGCGAGTGCAAACAGATCATCTGGACCATGACCAACTACACAGGCCGCGGAGGAGAGAAGGCCGGCGCAAAAGACTTCGCCGACCTCGTCCGCTATATGGCGCTCGCCGAGCTCGAGCACTACCACGACACCACGCTGCGCAGCTCGGGCGGAGGGAGCTACTAAACGGAACGCCCCAAAAAATATGACAAAAGCACAGGAAGCTAAACTGGACGAATTCATGGAGGCCACGCGCCGCATGTTCGGCCACCCGCGCCTAGCGCGAGTGAACGACTGCACACAGTCCGAGTTCAACAAGTTGCCCGGTCTGCTGCGCGCGAGCGTGTTCATGGAGTGGACCGGGCTGAGCCGCGAAGAGCTCGACGACGAAGTCAGGTCCGGCCACATCGAGACGTATCAGAAACCAGACGGCGGACAGCGCTGGTATTACAAACGCGAGATCGCCCGGATGACGGGTTTTAAGTTATGAGACACTCAAGAAAATGGGCTGCTGCACTTGGCAAACAAACGTGGGTTATGGAGCCAACAGATGGACTTTGGTGGTTATGGCGTCCGTGGTGTAATCCTGATTGGTCGGAATTGACTTTTGTGAGCAATGGCAAAGCGTCTTTTAATAAACACACATGGTATTCGGTAAAAAGCCTTGTGAGTGGTGGCCCAAATAAGAAGGGTGCGCTCTGGATGAGAACGTGGCGGCCAATCCCTGAATTGGAATGTGAACGCGCGGATGACGGGGTTTGTGTTGTGAATCAACCGCAGGAACGCGGAGACGCAAAGAAAACAAAAGGAACTAAATGAAAAAGACAAAAACCGCAAAATTAGTAGAAAAGCAAAGACTAAAAAACCACTTAAATTGGCAAATTGAGGACTTAAAGATGAAAATTGAATGCCTCCGAATGAATGGGCAATGCTGCATGGTCGAAACAGAAAATGTGCTCAAATTGATAAAACAAGTCGAGGAATTATGACTGAAAGAAATATACTTGATAAACTCGAAACAGCATTAAGCGACATGGTTCAGGATGCTTTTTATAAATTCAATGCTATGAGTGATGATGATCCGGATCGCGACGAGCACTACCTATACTTTCAAGCATTGGTTGCCAGCCGAAAAACCATACGTCGCGTCCTAAGCGAGGTGTTGCTTGGAAAGTAAATCCTCCGCAACAGTCCGCATTAGTCCGTAATCCTCAGCCCCGACTTTGCGTCTTGCGCCGGGTTGTCTCAAAAAGAACGTGGATGGATACGCAATCTACACTGTCAAAGGTCAACCCTGATTCCGTTCAGGTTGGCGAACTCATCGTCGAATTCAAGCGCTGCGGCGCGCAGGGCGACCACTTCGGGCGCATCCAATCCACCGAGGACACACGGCTCTCGCGCTGGGTCGGTCAGTCCGAGGACGGCAAGAAGCACGCCGCCTCAATGCCCGACGGCAAGGAAGTATTCCCCTGGGAGGGCGCGAGCGACATGCGCAACCACACCAGCGACGGCGCCGTCAACGAAATCTCTGCGCTGCTCTACATGAGCTTCTGGAACTCCGTCATGAAGTTGGCCGGCTCGAGCCCGGACGACGTGGACGACAGCGCCACCGCGACGAGCTACCTTGATTGGATGGTCCACTACGAACTCCATCGCCAGCTCGATACCGAGGTCGAACTCAGCGCCCAATACTTCAACGCCCACGGCAGCGTAGGCCTCGGCGTATGGTGGGAGCGCGAGGTCGGCCGCAAGATCGTGCGCGTCAAATTGGAGGACCTCATGGCCATGAGCCAAGCCGCCCAGCAGGCCGTGCAGCAGGGCGCACAAGGCCCGGAGGCCGAGCTCGCGCAAGTCCTCGCCGTGTTCCCACAGCTCCTAGCAGACCCCACGCTGCAATCCTCCGCCGTGGACGCCATAAAATATATCTACGACGCTTACGTGCGGCGCAGCATCGCGCAGGACGACGAGCTCCAGGAGAGCGACGTCATGCTCCTGTCAGACAAGCGCGCCAAGGAAGCCATCCGCGACCTGCGCGAGGACGGGGACGCAGAGTTCCCCATGCCCTATCTGTGCAAGAACCAGCCCATGATCCGCGCGCTCAAGCCGTATCGCGATTTTATCATGCCCACCGAGGCGGGCGAGGTGCAGAACAGCCCGATCGTGTTCGTGCGCCAACTCATGACCGAGGTGGATTTGCGCGAGCGAGTTCTTTCAGACGAGTGGGACTCCGAGTGGGTCGAAGAGGCCATCAAGACCAAGGGTAAGTTCAGCACCTGGGAGCTCAACAACCCATACCAGCCCAGCGGCACATGGAGCTGGCGCAGCGTGGACGGCCGCAGCTGGTATATCGAGACCGTGTGGGCGTATCGCAAACAGGTGGACGAAGACGGCGTCACGCAGATCGTCTACACCGTGTTTAATCCCCACGTCACCAGGAACGCTCAGGGCGATGAGCTCGCGGGCAAGCACGGCATCCTGAACAACCCGCGCGCAGAGTATCCGATCATCGTCGGCCGGCGCGAACGGTTCGATCGGTCCTGGCTGGCGAGCCGCGGACTGCCCGAGATTCTCAGCACCTACCAGAGCGTCGAGAAAAACATGATCGACAGCGTCGTGGACCTCGCGTCCATCAGCGTCGTGCCCCCGCTGAACGTGCCCAAAGGCATTTCGACGCGCTACAAGATCGGACCGGCCGTCCAGAACGAATACGTACCCGGACGCGAGGCCAAGTTCATGGACATGCCCACCCGCGGCGTGCCCGTGGCCACGGAAGTCATGCGTGAAGTGCAGCGCAAGGTCGCGCGCTACGCCGGCCTGTTCCACCCCGAAGTGCCCGGCCAACTGAGCGCCATCCTGCAGCAGCCGCTCGTCAAAAAGTTTCTCATCATGTGGGGAGAAGCCCTGCAGATGGCGTATGAGATGACCGTCAAGTTTGCGCCCGAAAAGGTTGAGCGCGTCACGGGCACTCGGCCCAGCGGCGACTCTGACTTCCACTACGTCATGCATTTTGACAGCACGCAATTCCAGCCGGAGCTGATGGAGGCAAAGCTGCAGGCGTTCAGCAACCTCATACCGGAGGACAGCGAGGGCGTGATCGACAAGACCCAGCTCATTGCGCTCAAGGCCCGCATGATCGACCCGGCCATGGCCAAGGAGCTCGTCATGCAGAAAGGTCCGGCCAGCGTCCGCATCCTGAAGGACGTCATGGGAGACATCCTGAACATGTTCGCCGGCAGCGAGCCCGTGTATGCGGACGCCAGCAACGACGCCGCCGCGCCCACAAAGATGAAGAACGCGCAGTCCATCCTCCAGGGCAACCCGAACTACATGAGCAGCCTAGCGCCCGAAGTGCTTGCCGAAATCTTTGGCCCGCAAATGGCACAGCAGGCCGCACAACAGGCCGCGCAGACGGGCCAGCAGCCGAACCCACGGTTCAGCGTCCTCGTCCAGAACTACTTCAAGAACTTGCAACAGGGCGTGGCGCAGCAGCAGAACAAGATGGTCGGTCGGACCGGCGTAAAACAGCTAGCGTGATATGAGCGAAAACGAAATCAAATCCGCCCTCGCCTCGCTTCACCCCACGCATCCCTTCTGGCAAGGCGTTCAATCCGTGCTGCGAGACGCCGTGGAGAACGAGGTCAACGCCGTCACCAACCCGGGTTTGACCGACAGCGCGCGTCAGTTCAACGCGGGCCGCCTGGCGCACGCGCGAGATATTCAGAACGCACTGACCGCGCTCGTCAACGAGTCCTCTGCGCCTCGGGCATAGTTCTCGCGAAACAGTCCGCAACACTCCGCAACACTCCGCAATCCTCAGCCCCGCCTTTGCGCGGGGATTTTTTTTGTGGTTTCTCTCATGCACGGGCATCCGCCCGGGACGGTCATCCGACTTGTCAGGACAAAGACATGAACAACGAAACAGCGGCAACAGCCCCCGCTTTAACAACTGTGGAAGAAGCGTTGAACGCTACGGGACGCGCCGAGGTATTGAACCAGTTCGCCAAATTGGCACTGGGAAGAGACCTGGCAAAGGCCGCAGCAGATGGCGTCAGCCCGGACGACGGCACGGTGGATAATACCGCCGCGCAAGAGGCCACTGACGCAAAACAGAGCGATCTTTCTCAACCGAACGCAGAGGAAACAGAAGTCGCGCCCGAGGCCACGGCCGAGGACGCGGTGGACGAGTCCGAGGACGATGACGGAACGAAGGGCAAGCTGGACGATCACACCCAGCAGGCCATCAACCGGCGCATCGCCAAAGAGGTGGCCAAGACCAAGGCCGCACAGGAAGCGAAGGCAGGACTGGAGACCAAGCTGGCCGAGTTACAACAGCAGTTGGAACAAAAACAGGCCCAGATATCCGCCGCCCCGCAGATCGTGCCGACCGCAGCGAATCCGCTCCTGCACGTGACTGACATGAAACAGTTACAGGTAGAACGGGACAACGCGGTGCAGGCGCAAGACCAGGCAGACGAGCTGCTGGAATCGTTGCAAGACGATCCCGGGCGAGTCGAGTCGGCACTGCGCAGCGCCAAGGTGCAGCTCGCCGATTCCGAGGGCAACGAAGACTACAGCGCCGCAAGGATGGGAAAATTCTTGCGCAGTGTAAGACGCGAGGCCCGCAACATGGTGGAGCGAGCCATCCCGCAGCAGGCCCAGTATCTGGAACGCAGCGCCCAGGCGTGGACTCAAGCACAGGCCGTCGTGCCCGAGCTCGTGGACGCCAAGAGCGCACGCGCACAAAAGTTTCAGGACGTCATCAAGGCGTTCCCGGAACTGCGCCGCATACCGGACTGGCCCATCGCCGCGGCGGTGCATGTGTTAGGACTCGAGGCATTGGAAGCGCGCGCCAAGCAGGCCACGCCGCCCAAGCCCAAGGCCAAGCTGGAGCTGCCGGTCAAGATACCGTCACCCCGTGCCACAGCGCCGCCCGTCCAGAAGCGAAACGCCAACGAGGTCAGCGACGAAACCGTTTCCGCAGCAATCGGAGGAGATAAGAAC